ACACATATGGGTCAAATAGTGTAACTCTTGGTATTTCACAAATGCCAACACATACACATATTATAGATATAGTAGATCCTGAACATAAACATTTTGTAGCTGCAGCTCAAGGAGGAACGTTAACATATCCTGCAACTGCTATCAGTCCTATAACAGCATATAGAGATTATAGTGATACAGGTAGTTATAGATTCTCATCATCTTCTCTTCCAGCAACAGTGGGTCCTACTTCATCTTCTGCTACTGGAATAACTGCAACTGCTCGTGATAGAGGAAATGGGTTACCTCATCCAAATATACAACCTGTTCATGCTTGTAACTATATAATATACATACCTTAATTTTATTAATATGTCTTGCACAAATTGTTATAATGGTTGCGCTGAGATTGTTTCTGATCAATGCGTTAAATATACAGGGGTAGATATACCTCTATTGGGTATTCAAAATGGTGACACACTTGCCACTGTTGAGAATGCAATAATTTCATTTATTGAACCTATGTTAGATGGGACAGGTATAAAACCTCTCATTGATCCTAATATAATATGTAATGTTGTTAGACAATACATTCCTACATGTACAGAGTGCAATGGTTTTAATCTAAATGATATACTATCAGCAATTATCAAAGCTGTATGTGATTTACAAATTCAAATCAATAATGTTATTGCAGATGTTGAAACAATTGAATCTAATTATGTAGTTAATTGTATAGAAGGAGTTAGTGCTAATTCTGGAACACATGACATATTACAAGCTACAATAAATAAACTTTGTGAAGTACAATCTGATCTTGCTACATTAGCATTAGATGTTTCTACAAACTATATTAGAATTGATCAAATCAACGATTACATTGCTGCATATCTTGCTGATCTACCAAGTGACTTAGTAAGTGCTAAAATGATTCCATATGTAGCATTAGAGTTTTATGGCACTTTACTTGGTAAGTTTGATAATACAGGCAAAGGTTATGGACTATGGAAAGATGTTAATTTATGTAATGGAGAAAATGGTACTCCTGATAAACGAGGAAGAGTTGCTGTTTGTGCAATAAAAGACATGGCTGGTGGTACATTAGATCCTGAAGTAGATCCTGCAGTAAATCCATTATACAATCCAAATTATGCACTAGGTGATATTCCTGGTGATAATTATATAACATTAAATATTAATCAAGTACCTGATCACACACATAATACTACAGTTGAAATTAATGATCCTGGACATTTTCACTATATAAATGCTGTACAATATGCAGGATCAGTTCCTAGACCAAGAGGAAGTGGAATATCAGCAGGCGCAGCTCCTCCTACTTCTGCAAATGTTACAGGATTAAAAGGCACAGGACCAGGACAAAATGTTTTTGTAACAAATTCAAATATAGGTGGTGGACAACCTCACTCAAATCTTCAACCAGTTTACGCTTGTTATTATATAATGTATATACCAACTTAATTATGTGGCCATATTTACCTCAAAACCCATGTGGGTGTACTCCTTGTGAGAGTTCTAATGAATCAACAACAAATGTTGGATCAGATAACGTAAGATATATTGGAGAACCTTTAGCTTGTACAGGAATTCAACCTTGTGACACGCTTACAGTTGCTCTTCAGAAAATTGATAATGTAGTTTGTGGTATACTTGATACACTAGATGTATGTTGTACTACAACAACTACTACAACTACAATATGTCCTTGTACTACATATGCATATGTTGGACCAAGATTTAATCCTGGTACAATTACATATGTAGAATGTAATACATTAGAAATTATTGGCGATACTGCATCAAGTACTCCTAAATTTGCTTGTGTTGATAACAACTATCCAATCATAGAAGTTGGTTCAATTAATGTTATAGACACACAAGAATGTTGTTCAAATACAACAACAACTACCACTACTACTCTTGCATTAAAACCATATTGTTATGAAGTAACAGTTACAGGTAAATGTACTGTTTACTGGACAGATGCAAATGGTAATCCTGAATCACAACAAGTTACAAATGATAAAATAAACATTTGTGCTGATGAAGGTTCTATTGCAAGCTCTTGTGGAGCAGGTGGAGGTATTTCCTTTACTGGAGGAGTTGTTGTTTGTACAAGTGATGCAATTTGTCAACCACCAACAACTACCACTACAACTACTACTGAAGCTCCATTAGGATGTATAAATTATACATTAGAAACTATAGGTGTTGGAGAAGGTGTTTGGGAAGGATTTGCTTGTAATACAGGAATCACTGTAGGTGGAACTATTCCTTATCCTGGAACAGTTGATACTGGATGTATTACAGAAGGTTCATTATTGCTTAGTACAAATATAATAGTTGCTTCTGAAGAACCATGTACATCAGTTGCTTGTGTAGAATATATGATTCAAGGATTATCTCCTAGAGGTAGATTTGATGCCATAGATTGTTCAGGTAATCCTATTAGTGTAACTGTGAATAGTGGTGACACTGTTCTTACAGGATGTATTATTCCTAACACAATAGTTTTAACAAATGCTTTCATAAAATTAGACCTTGGTCCTTGTTAATATTTTAAAGCCAAAATTATGAGTATTCTTAATTGTGTAAATACTGATTCTTGTTCAACGCAAATTACTAAATCAGATTTAGTAACATATCTTGGACTAGATTTACTATGTACAAATATTCAAACATCAGAAGATCTCACTACAGCTCTTGTAAATATAGATGCACGTATATGTAGTATACTAGAAACTTTGGATGTGTGTTGTACAACAACTACCACATCTACTAGTTCTACAACTACAACTACTAGCACTACATCAACTACAACTACAACTAGTACAACTACTGCATGGCCTAATGGAATTGTAATTCCTGATATTGGAATTGATCCAAATATATATGGAATATTAATGGAAGGTACAGCTAATGGTATAGAAATACCTTTTGTAACAAATACATTTGGTTATATACAAGAAGCAGATTTTACAGTTCCTGCAGGTTCTGAAATTATATTATCTATTGATCCTGTAACAAATGATATACCAGGACTACCAGAACCTTGGTATCATGGTAGATTAATAATAACTGGAAATGTTCCTTCAGCACCATACACTATATATGATTCTGGTGTAATTGATAGTATACCAGGTACAAGTGGACCACATATAGATTATACATTTACAATGCCTGTAACAGTATATCCTAATCAAATATCAATAGCTATTCAATATTTTGCAACATATTAATATAAACTATGACAGTATTAATAACATTAACCACAGCAGGATCTGACTCAGGTCCATTTAATTTATACTCAGATGCAGATGGATTTACATCAGCATTTGAAACAGGAGTTACTAAAGTAGATTTATTAGCAGGATATTCTTCTGCATTAGTTCCTGATCCAACAACAATTATTAGAGTGATGTCTAACAATGCATTGTGCACTAATTATATTGATTTAGAATTATATCCTACTACAACAACTACAACAACTCTTGCAAATTATGGAATAAAGAGATGTGGTGATCTTGCACCATTTATTGTTGCAGCTATATATCCTTTCTCAACATATGATGTAATTCAATTCCAAATAGGTGCACCAGGATCTGGTACTGTTTATTGTGGTGAAGTAGGAGGTATTGTAGGTGGTGTGCCAGATGCAACAATCTACTCACCTACAGTATACTCTTGTGGAGATGTAGTAAGTTGTCCATAATATACAAAAAGTCTTGTTTTGTTGGTTTTACAAGACTTCTCCTCAAGGATTTCCTTGGGGAGTTTTTGTTTAATAACTATTTTAATTATAAAGAATTTCTTGCGTAATTAAAAATATTTGCATATTAAAAAAACTATTTATTATCTTTACCATATTTTTATTTAAATTAGAACGCATATGCTTGACAATCAACAATTACTAGACCAGTTGAAGGATATGCTTCGCTGGAAAAAAAGTAAAGAATATTATGCAAAAGCTTTAGGAATTTCTGTATTTGAAGTAAATAATCTTCTTGAACAATTAAGTAAGAAATCCTTAGCAGAACCTGTCTCAGGTAAGACGATTAAAGTTGACACTGAGAAAGGTACATTAGAAAGTACAATAGTCTGCGACTATGAACCAAAAGATCACATAGAATTAGCAAAATTACATAAGATAGACTTAGACAAGTACGTAATTACAAACTACTGGTCAAAGCTTTTACCAAATGGAAAGTTCACATCTTCAGTATTTTCCAAACGTAAACAAGCAAAAGATTACAGCCCTGAAGACTTTTTAAAGTTTTTAGAAAACTACAAACCAAACAACATTGAAGTTTCTCCCATACCTAATTCTGAAGAAAAGGATTATGTTGATATCGAGGTCTCCATCTCTGATTATCACTTAGCAAAGAAACACATTGATGAAGATAACAATCCTGTTGAAAGAGCTTACAGATACTTTAATGTGGCTCAATCTTTGATTAACAAAGTCAAGTCTGTATATAACATCAACACGATAGTATTTCCTATCTCGAACGATTTTTTCCATACAGATAATTACCATAACCAAACTACACAAGGAACTCCACAAGATACTATATTAGATTATAGTTCTGAATATGAATTAGGATTCTCAATACTTGTAGACACAATAAACATGTTGAGGTTCTATTCAAGTAATGTACATGTAATTCTTGTTCAAGGAAACCACGACAGAACTAAATCTTTCTATCTTGCGCATGCGCTAGAAGTGTATTTCAAACGTGAGATTGATGTTAAGTTTGATAGAGAACATGGTGTAGTAAAAGGTAAAACATTAGGAGATACATTCATTGGATGGCATCATGGTAATTGTAAAGTGGAAGACCTTCCATTATTGTTTGCTACACATCCAGAATACAGTCAAGCATTTGGTAATGCTAAATATAGAGAGGTCCACACAGGAGACAAACATCACTACATGGCTAAAGAAGTCAAAGGTGTAAGAATACAACAGATGCCTAGTCTTTCAGGAACTGATAGATGGCACTTAGATAACAATTATGTACATAGTGTACGAGCAGCACTTGTTTTAGTTTATGATAAACATAAAGGGAAGATTGCTGAATTTGAAGAAAGAATATAATTATGTCAACAGTAAGAAAATTAGTTTCAGACGTAAGATCAACACATAAGCTGCTTTCTACAGACAGCTTAATCACTGATAGAGCTATTGCTTCTGAGATCAGAAACAATGCTCTTTTGCTCATTAAAAGAGAAACCAATCTTAGAAAGCTTTGGGCTACAGATACTTTGTTTACAACTATTCCTTGTTTAGAGATGTGCGAAGTGCCAATCTCTGAATGCTGTGATTATGTAGATGATTGTATGGTGGGTAGAAGTAAACTTAAACTTCCACGTATATCAGAAGGTAATTACCAATATGTAATACAAGGAGTTTATTCTATTAATGCATTAGGTGGTTCAGGAAAGAAGTTAAAAGAAATATCTGTAAATAGATACATAAATCTTTTAAAACTTCCTGTTATAAAGAATGAAGCATACTTCTGGATATCTAATGGATACTTATACGTAAATAATCCAAACTTACAGGCTGTAAGATTCGTAGCATTCTTTGAAGAAGATGTCAATAATGATATTCTCTATCCAGAATGTGGATGTGGAAAGGAGTATGCAGAAGAAGAAATCTGTATGAACCCTTTAGATAAAGAGTTTGCATGTCCAGGATATTTAGAACAACAAGTGTTACAATTAACTTCGCAGAAGTTATTATCTACATACTTCAGTATCAAAACAGATATAACACAGGATGGTGTAGATGGACAAGCCCCAAATTCAAAGCCAACTAGTTAATGAGAACAAAGATTGATTGGAGGAGTTCAAGTAAAGATAACTACAGGGAGTTTTGTAAAAAGTATCCTAACATATTGTTATCTTTTGATGAGTGGAGAAATATCATCTATACATTTAACGAAGCATTTAAACAATACATTTTAGAAACAGGAGAAAAAATCAAACTTCCTTTTGGGTTTGGAGAGTTCTCAATAAAGAAAAAGAAGAGAAGAAGAGTTAGTGTTGTAGATGGAAAAGAATACATTAACCTTCCTATTGACTGGCAAAAAACTAAAGAGAAAGGAAAAGTTATTTATAACTTCAACTATCACACAGAAGGGTTCTTTTTTGGATGGCACTGGTTTAAACAAAATGCTAGATTCAAACATTCAGACCTTTGGTACTTTAAACCTTCTAGAACAACATCAAGATTACTTTCTCACTATATAAAAGCTGATGACAAATATCAACACATATATAGAGAGTGGAAAACATAAACACTTATAAAAATGAGTTACTACTACAAATATAATTTTGTTAGCCCAGAGCCAGTCTACGCACTTGTGAAAGAAGAATTAAAGTCTTACTTTGATACAGGAGCTGTAGATGATTTATTATTTCCAACCTACTTGGATAAATGTCTCAAGAAACTTGGACAATCAAGTTATGTAATATCTCAAGAACTTCTATATATAGAAGACTTTGAAGCTAGACTTCCTGATAACTTTTTTGCTGTTAGAGAAGCTTGGTTATGTACATCTATTCCTGGATATCCATATCAGACAGCTAACTCATTCTATTCACAAGCTGCTTCAGAAACAACAATACAAATCAGTCCTGTTACATCAGGGGGACAACCTTGTACTAACTTAGAATGTACTACAGGATGTCCTACGTGCATGCCTGAGCTTGTTCAAGCTGTATATAAAACAAATCAGCAAGTTGCTGTGGAATATCACAGACAATACTTATTGAAACCAGGAAACATTTCTGTTAGAGCAAACTGTTCATTGGACTGTGCAAACTTTGGTTCATCAGCTGCTGATTCATTTGACATTAGAGACAATAAGTTTGTTACCAACTTCAGACATGGAGTGGTGCACTTAGTGTTCTACTCTACAGAATATGATAATGCAGGAAATCAAATGATGCCTGACAACTATCGTATCAGAGAGTTTATAGAAGCATTTATCAAATACAAAGTGTTTGAAACACTTGCAAATCAAACTAACGACGAAACCTTCAATCAACTCCAACAAAAACTTGTTTATTACAAGCAACTTCATGACGAAGCTTTCATTATGGCAAACATCGAAATCAAGAAACAAGATGCTTATGCTAAACAAAGACGAATCAGAAAAGATTTGAACAGATTCAATATGTACGAGTTACCAAATCGTACAAATAGATATGGTTGGAGACGTAATAATTAATACACATGGCAGACGATAAACTTGATCAAATTAAGAAACTACTCAATGGTAATCAAAGTGATATTAACCAAGAGTATAATGTAGCATCTGTAGGAATGAACTTGGATAACTCTGTTAATCAAGTTCCTAAAGGAATGCTTACATATGCACTTAATGCATCTCTTGAGAACTTTGATTCTAACTCTGTAAACTATCAGAATGAACCAGGTAACGAACCATGCTTTAGTAATAATGCTAAGTTCTTTCCTGCTAACTACGTATTGATTGGTACACATTTTATTCAAGAAAAAAATAAACATATATTCTTTCTTACAAACCCATCAACAGGTGATTCAGAGATTGGGTATATGGATAACAATGATTGTAACTATCATGTATTTATTAATGCATCTTGTCTTAATTTTAATATTGCGCATCCTGTACATAAAATTGTTCATAAGATAACTAATTGTTCTACAGAAATTTATTGGACAGATGGATTTAATCCTAGAAGATATTTAGATCTTGATCCTCTTAAAATACCATATACATTAGCACAGAATTCTACTTTTTGTGATCCTAATTATACAAGTAATATAGATTGTAATCAATTAAAATTACAGCCTAATTTTTCTATTCCTGGACTAACTATTGCAGATGTTATAACAGGAGGAAATCTTACTGCAGGTACAGTGCAGTTTGCAATTCAATATTGTGACGCATCAAGTAATCCTTATACATCATATTATTCAGTTACAAATCCTACACCTATTGCAAATGCTCGTGTTACAGATGTTAACTTTAATTATCCTGTTGGAAAATCAGTTGTAGTTCAAGTTGATAATCTTGATTCTACAGGACAGTTTCAATATTTTAATTTAGCTGTAGTTAAAACAATAAATGGAATCTCATCTGCAGAACTAATAGGTACATACTTCATTGATAATGTAACAATGAATATTACGTACACTGGTCAAAATAAAACAGACATTAGACTTTCTACAGCTGATATCTTTGAAAAATTTCCACATTATGAAATAGCACAAGATTTAACATCTGTACAAGATATTCTTGTATGGGACAATCTTACATCTATAGATAGAATCAACTATCAATCTATTGCAAGTAAAATAGCTCTTCAATGGGAAACATATAGAATTCCTGCTAATGAAAATTATGCAGATGAATTAAATGCTACAAACCTACGTGGGTATCTACGTGATGAGGTGTATGCATTTGAAATTGTATTCTTATTAAAAAATGGAAAACAAACTGATGGTTTTCATATTCCAGGACGACAATTAAATGCTTTTGATTCTTTTCCAGATGTTCCTGATACAAGTCCTGATTTTATAGGAACTCCTCAGTATACTGATCCTCTTACAGGAGTTGGATATAGTCCATATTGGAAGATATATAATACAGGAAGAGTTCTTGGAACTGGTGGAGGATTACCTATTGTAAATGCAACACCACATGAATATGGTGATTTTGCATATTGGGAGTCAAAAGAAAAATACCCATGTAATGTAGATTTATGGGGAGATCTTGCAGATCAACCTATCAGACATCACAAGTTTCCTGATGTTCTTGTCAGTCCTATATTTGAGAGTGCTACACCAACTATCTCATTGGATGGGAAATATGGAGTTACGATGCAACATAATGATGCTGTATTTCCTATTGGTGTAAGAATTAATATTGATCAAGTTACAAACTTAATTAGAAATTCAAATTTAACAGAAGATCAAAAAGCTGACATTGTAGGATTTAAAATTATAAGAGGAGATAGAGGTACAAACAAATCCATTGTTGCAAAAGGTATTCTTAGAAATGTTAATTTATACGAAAGAGAAAAACAAATATATTATTTCCCTAATTATCCATACAATGATCTTAATGAAGATCCTTTTTTGCTTGTAAATAATAATGCATATTCACAATTAGCTGAACCTTGGGTAGTTATTTGTACAGAAATTGATCCTGATACAAAAGAAGGTGGTCCACTATATGATCCTACTGATCCTAGACCATATGGAACTTATGAATATACAGATCCTGATACAAATAAAACTTTAACAAATAGAATGTATTTGAACGAGATACAAGAATTTTGTTCAAATAGTAGACCTTATTTTCTTACAGGTAAAGCATATATAGGTCCTGGAAACTATGATGTATATAAAATAAAAAGTAGAGGGTGTAAAGGTTTTCGTGTAAATTGGTCAAGTCCTTATACAATTAATAATACAGATTTAGATCCACAAGGTCCATGGTTAGATGGATGGAGTGCTATAGATTTAAACATTCAAGGTATACTTACAGCTGCTATTGTATATGAATTAATAGCTTGGACTGGTTTACCAATTCTTCCTGTTTATGTTTTTCTTCCAGGAGGATTATTAATAGATGCTCAAACATTATATGCCACTGTTAATGTGGGTGGAGATGTTGGGACTGCATGTAGAAATAAATGGACAGATATACTTTGTAAATGTAGTGTAGGAAAAGAATATATACCACCTATTGGTGAAGCTGAAAAAGGAGTTATTGATTTTACTCGTTCTAGAAGATCTAGTGTTAAGTGTGGAGGAACAGAACCCCTTCCTGCTATAACAAGTGATGCATCAAAATATAGACATGTATTTAATTCTCCTGAGACATCTTTTGGACAACCTTTCTTAGGTAACGTTCTTAAGTTGGAAAATGTAATGTATGGAGAAGGTGTTGGGCATTTTGTTGCAGTTAATAAAAATGCTAAATATAAACTTCTTTCAAAACAAGCTCAAGAAGATGCATTGCGTAGTTCTGATGAAATTGCAAGAATCACTGATCCTTTCAATGCCACTGCTATGTTTACAGCATATCAAGCATATTTAACTATTTATGTAAATGGTATTACAAGAAAGAATTACGCATACTCATTTAATTCAATTGCTAGTTATGATTATTTTGGAAATATAGAAAATAATCCAGCATTAGGAATTAAACAACGTGACATTGATATTACACAATATCTTATTCCTGGAATACAATCTGTAGGAGATAATCACAATATTAACAATTTTAATAGAGAATCTTCTGTATTTATAAAAACTATAGATAATAGAAATAGTAATACAATTACTCCTTTATTATTCCCTAATGAAGTTCCTAGTCTTAATGTAAGTGGATCTCCTGCTATTAGTGACTTTTCAAGATTTACAATTGGTAGTTCAGAAGCTTGTATTACTCCTGAAAAAGAACAAAAAATAAAAGTAGTATCTTACTATGCATCAATGAAAAATGTATTTGATAACCAATGGGGACAAATATATTCTTATGAAACAGTTGACACAGGTTTTCAAAAAGTGGTTCCATTTACAGGAGTATCAACTACTACCATATTTGGAGGCGATACATTCATTTCTAGATTTGCATTTAAAACAAAACTTCCATACTTTATTGATAATAGAGTAGGGGCTCCTGATGATTCAGATATCTTTTATGATGAGATTGGAAACATAGCCTATCCAAAATACTGGCACTCA